GCTGATTACTGAGCGTCTTCGTAGAGAAGACAGGGAGGCAGAATGAGCATACTAGGATCACTCATAGGCCCAGCTACCTCACTGCTTGATAAGGTCATTGAAGATAAAGACCAGAAGAATGCGTTGGCGCACGAGATTGCGACAATGGCAGAGCGACATGCGCAGGAACTGGCTAAAGGCCAGTTAGAAGTAAACAAGGTTGAGGCTGCGCACCATAGTATATTTGTTAGCGGATGGAGACCCTGTATCGGTTGGGTGTGTGCGCTGGGTCTTTTATACAATACGATTCTTTCAAACATACTTGGCATTTGGGTCGAAGTGCCGGAGATAGACACCACACTACTTGTACCCGTTATGATGGGAATGTTGGGCTTAGGCGCGATGAGATCATACGAAAAGGTACAGGGCGTAAGCCGGGAGAAGTAATGGGCATTCAGTTAATAGGAATGTTGAAGCGCCATGAAGGTGTGCGTAGTCATGCATATAAGTGTTCAGAAAACATGATCACTGTAGGCGTGGGGCGTAACATTGACGAAAACGGCGGCCTTGGGCTTTCTGATGATGAAATTGAGTATTTACTAGCCAATGACATAAGGCGTGTGCGTGATGAGCTTGATGACACTTACTTTTGGTTTGCTGCTCTTAACGAGGCGCGAAAAGACGCAATGATTGATATTTGCTTTAATCTTGGTCTTACGCGACTGCGTGGGTTTGTGAAAGCTTTAGAGGCGATGTCCCGTGAGCAGTTTGACATAGCGGCTGATGAGTTCATGGATTCTAAGTGGAGTGAGCAGGTTGGTAGCAGGGCGGTAGAAGTTACTGAAATGATTAGAACTGGAGAGTATTAGTAATGGCATTGTTTGATACCAATTCTCAAGCGCCTCAACTTGGGTTTGCACCCTCTCCTACGCTTAGCGGATCGTTTACTCAAGCTCCTGTCCCTGTAGGGTACGGGCAGATGCAGGGTCAACCGACGCTTTCTAGAAACCCTAACTATGGGGTTCCTTCTGGTATAGCAGCCTTGCTGGGTGGCGCTAATCCTATGGGCGCTCCTCAACCAAGCGCAACATTGACCCCTCAGCAGGCGGTGGCGACGTTAACGCCGGGAAGAGCCGACCCAACATCTATGTCCCAGTTTGGGACATCGTTTGGCCTTGGAGGCCCCAGCCAAGCACCCCCGCCGATGCCGGGAACAAATCCTTTTACTGGTCAGGCGTTTCAAACATTTGATCCAACAGAAGCCGCAAACATATTTACGCAAGGAAGGATTGCTGAAGAGCAAACTGCTGCTCAGGCTTTTGCACAATCTGAAGCAGACAGGGTGGCGGCTGAACAAGCTGCCGCCGCACAAGCTGAGGCAGATAGAATAGCGGCAGAGCAAGTTGAAGCTGATCGTATTGCGGCAGAGCAAGCCGCTGCTGAAGCTGAAGCCGCAAGAACCCCTTATGATGACCCAGCATTAGAGCAGTTAAGGTCTGATGTTATGGCGCAAGGGCCAGAATCTTATGGCACAAAACTTTACGAAGACCTTTTGAATGCGTTTGATACTTCAAACAGAACAGATCAAATTGTTGCTCAAAACAATGCAGCTTTAGAGCAGGCGCGAGCCGAGGCGGAAGCTTCTTCTTTGGCTCTTGCTGAAGCTCAAGCAGAGGCTGCTGCTGCAAAAGAGCAACTGAGCGGTTTCTTTAACCCTTCTCAAGGAACAACTCCTGAGCCAGAACCAGCAATACCTGCTATGTCGCCTGTTCCCGATGTTATGCCTCCTGCTGTAGCTCCCATACCCGCTATTGACTCACCGATAATGCAGATGGGCGCATTTAGCCCAGAAGCGAATATGGCAGGAATGTTTGACAGAGTTCTGCTACCGACAGAAATACCAGAGCCTGCTCCCTTACCAGAGCCGCCGTTAATTGAGAGGCCATCAGTCGTGCCATCTAGGCAGGACGTTATGAGGCCGCCCCTACCACCTCCACCACCACCCCCTCCGGCTCCAGTTGCTCTCCCTCTTGAACCTGAAGCTGGCCTTGGAGACAGGTTGCGTGGCATGGGCGGTATATTCGCTAACGCAGTTGCCCCCGGTGATGTAGGGTATGAGGACTTAGCAGCAGCGGCGACCCGAACAGGGGGAGGCCTTGCTAGTGGCGTACAAAGACCAGTTCCAACACCACGGCCAGTGCCGCTCGCGCCCCCGTTAAATCCAAACGTATCGCCAAGGATGTCTGACATTGGCAAGCTTTTGGGTGGGGCTAGAGGTAGTGGCTCTTTGATGACCCAGCCTCAACCAACGCCAGCCGTACCCGTCGGTATAGACGCATTGCTTGGTGGCGGAAGAGGGGAGCCAGCAAATATCCCAATGCCAGCACTGCCGCCACCGCTGCCTCCAGTGGTTGCTACGCCAGCTTTGAGTCAACCATTGCCGCTACCGCCTGTGACTACTCCTGCGGAAGCAAGGGCAGCAGCAACGCCTAAACCTTTTGTAGCTCCTGATTTGTCAGCATTGCTTCCAGTAAAGCCGAGAACTCAAAAGGTCACTAAGCCTAAGAAAGGCAGGAAGGTAGTTCCTCAGCCTGATCAGAGGTCTAGCAGGAAAAAACGCAGACGTAAGCAGAGAGGGCCGCGTTAAACATGGCTCTTAGTAAGATCAAGTTTGCCCCCGGCGTAAACAAAGAAGGCACAGAGTATTCTGCTGACGCAGGATGGTTTGATGCTGACAAGATACGCTTTCGCCAAGGCAGAGTTGAAAAGATAGGGGGCTGGGAGAAGTACACAGATCAAAGCTTTCTTGGTGTCTGTAGATCCCTGCACAACTGGTCATCTTTAGAGTCCATAAATTATTTAGGCGTAGGCACTAATCTAAAGTTCTATGTGGCTGAAGGCGCTGGGTACAACGACGTAACCCCAATAAGGCTCACCTCTGGCGCGGGCGATGCTACATTTGCAGCAACAAACGGCTCTTCAACAATCACAGTTACAGAGAACGCTCATGGCGCGGTTGTTAATGACTTTGTTACTTTTAGTAGCGCAGCTTCTCTTGGTGGGCTAGTCACAGCCGCTGTCTTAAATCAGGAGTATCAGATTACTTCTGTGCCAACGACCAACACCTTTACGATTACGGCTAAGGACACAAACGGAACCGAGGTAATCGCAAACTCTAGCGATACAGGTAACGGCGGCAGTTCTACTGTTGCGGCTTATCAGATAAACACGGGCTTGAACACTTTCGTTCAGGGCACTGGTTTCGGAGCAGGCACTTGGAGTTCTGGCGCTTGGGGCAGTTCTAGCAGTATATCTGCGGCTGGGCAGTTGCGATTGTTCAGCCAAGACAACTTTGGTGAGGACTTGGTGTTCAATGCTAGAGGCGGCGGTATTTATTACTGGGACGAAAGCTCTGGCACAGGCACTAGGGCTATAGAGATTGGATCTCTTGCGGGGGCTTCAAACACACCAACTGTTGCTTTGCAGGTTCTTGTATCTGACATAGATCAGCATGTTATCGCTTTTGGCTCTAATCCAATTGGCTCATCAACTATTGACCCGTTATTAGTTAGGTTCTCTGATCAAGAGAACGCAGCAGATTGGACGCCAACAGCAACAAATACCGCTGGTGGTGTCAGGATAAACTCTGGATCAGAGATCATTGGTGCCGTACAGACAAGGCAAGAGATACTTGTTTTTACAGATGTAAGTTTGCACTCAATGCGGTTTACTGGCGCTCCGTTTACCTTCCAGTTTTCAACGCTAAGCACAGACATCTCTATGATCTCGCCAAACGCGGCGGTTAACGCCAGAGGCTCCGTGTATTTCATGGATTCTGGTGGATTCTATGTCTACAACGGCTCAGTGCAGCCACTGCCTTGTAGCGTTAAAGAGCATGTGTTTACCAACTTGAACAAAGGTCAGGCGTTCAAGGTCTTTGCAGCAGAAAACAATGACTTTTCAGAAGTTATTTGGTTCTACCCTGTGGGCGAAAGCGATACAGAGATTACCAACTATGTGTCGTACAACTACGCTGAAAACCTTTGGGCTGTAGGCACTTTAGATCGTGGCGCGTGGATTGGTTACTCCAAGAACTCCAACCCTATTGCATCCAGCGTAAACACTGGGGTCACCGACGCAAACTACCTATACAGCCATGAAACTGGCTTTGATGATGACGGTCAGGCAATGACAGCGTTTGTTGAGTCAGGTGATCTGGAGATAAGCGAAGGTGAGCGGTTTATGATGATTAGCCGGATAATTCCTGACTTTAGCTTCCGTGGAGCTACATCAGATGCGTCTGTTGATTTCACAATCAAAGGCAGCAACTTCCCGCTAGAAACACCCACAACCCAAGCGACAGCTACGGTTACATCTTCAACTCAGCAGTCACACATACGCACAAGAGCAAGACATGCAATCGTTCGCATTGAGAGCAGTGGGTCTGGCTTTGGCTGGAGACTTGGTGATCTTAGGTTTGATATGCGACAAGACGGTAGGCGCTAATGGCAACAAGACAAAACCCACTACCTGTTCCAACGCCAGAGTATGATGTTAACAACGAGGCGATTACTCGCAGAACCATAGAACAAGCAATGAATCAGATAGAAAACGATGTAAACCTAGCAAAGACCCAAGGCGACAAGTCTGGATCTTTAGCTATGCGTAGGTTTCAGTTCCTGCTTATGGGTGCATCGTGACAGACGTTATCAAGGTACTTGGTCAGGTTGATGTCAGCGCGACCACAACAACGACTTTGTACACAGCGCCCGACCTAACACAAACAACTGTTAGCTCATTGGTTATATGCAACCGTGGCGGTTCTGGCATCACGTTCAGAGTCAGTGTTCACGTTGGCGGTGCAACAGCCGATGACAAGCAGTTTATTTTTTACGACGAGGATCTTGCAGCAACCACCACAAGGACGGTTGTAATAGGCATTTGCCTCTCTCAAACAGATGTGGTCAAGGTTTATTCCAGCGCCGCCAATGTAAGTTTTAACCTATTCGGGGTGGAGACAAGTTAATGAACTATGTAAGAGGACAGCTACAGCAAGCGCCATTACAGCCACAAGCAGAACAGATGGCCCAGTATGGTCGTTACGGCGACAGTATGTTGGTTCACATGAATCCAGCAGAGGTGCAGGGCATAGCATCACTTACCCCCGGCGGTTTAACCACAAACC